CAGCTTCGCCTATTAATAAGCCAACCGGATTACTCTCGAACAACTTTCCAAGAACGGCAACGGTACCCGCCATAATGGCAATAGCTCCATCAATCCCAATAAAGAACCATTTAAGCACTTCCGGATTGACGTCTTTGATCTTTACGATTACATCGCCCAAAACCTTTAATATCTTTTCTAGCGCAAATGCCAAAGCCACAAATGTAATAGCGTTTCCAATACCGGCCAGTAAAGGATGATCTCCTCCACCCATTTGAGAGGCAATGTATGCAAGAGCTCCAACTAGAACGCCTATCGTTATAGCAGCCGCAGCAAGAACTCCTTGATTATTCTTAGAAATAATCGACACGAGTCGTCCATATGTTTCGACAAGAACCCATACCGCTCCAACAAGAGCAAGCATACTAGTTATTTTAGCAGCGCCACCTCTAACAACACCAGCATTAAGCGCTACAGCAATGATACCAAGTTCTGCAACTAAAAGAGCAATTATAACAAATGCTCCTGCTGCTTTTCCAAGGGTAATACCTTCTCCACTTAGAATATTCAAGAGCCTTCCAAACGCCAAGACCAGCACATATACACCTGCGCATAGTCCTAAGAATCCAACGACCCCGCTTGCACCCGAAGCTGTAGAACTCTTTGTTAGCCATGTTGCTATCAGTCCAAGTTCTCCTACCATAAGCGCAACAACTAATATAGCGCTTAGTATTTGATCTGGATTATCCTTTATTAGTTGTACCATCTTTTTGACAGCTAAAACAAGAACATAAACTCCGGCGCACATTCCGAGGAAACCTTTTAGTTCGACGCCTTTATCGGAATTCTTAGCAATCCATGTGGCTATTAGTCCAAGTTCTCCTACCATAATAGCAATAACTAATATAGCACTTAGAATCTGATCCGGATTATCCTTTATTAGTTTTACCATCTTTTTGACAGCTAAAACAAGGACATAAACTCCGGCGCACATAGATAAGAATCCCTTTACCGCAACATCGCCTTTTGAATTCTTTGCTATTTTCACAGCTATTACGCCGAGCGTAATAAGCACCACTTCAATTATAGCCATAGCTCCAATTATAGTTCCCAAATCGTTTCCAACTACAATTTTGCACAACAACCATAATGCAGCAGCAATAATTCCAATCGAACCGGCGAGCATAAGAGCATTTTTAGCCCCATCGTTTCCTTCTCCGCCGAGTTTATTGATCAAAATTACTGCTAAAGTCATGGAGCTCAACACTGCAATAAACGGTTTAAATCCTTCCCATGCTTGATCGGCAGGAATGAGAGACAATAACGCAATGGCTCCAGCAACCATAAGTATTGCTCCCGCAATCTTAAGTGCTGTGTTGCCAATCGTATCCTTATCATTACCTTTACCGAGCTTTTTCTTCAAAGCGTCGGCCATCCCAGCAAAACCTTTACTCAAGTTTCTTGCAACAACTATGGCGTTAATTAAGCCATATGCAAATGACAGGCCAATAGTCGCTAAAGTTATTGCAGGCCAATTGTCGACTAAGAACTTACCGAAATCTTTAAGCTTATCGGCTACGGATATGAATCCCTTTTCTTTTTCAAGAGGAACGCCATCTTCCTTGCCGATTCCCATTAATTCATTCCAAGCATTTACAATCTTATCCTTAATTCCAACAAACCAATCTACAACTCTATCAAATACGGATAGTTTTTCTTCCGTAGTTTTTAAAGTATCAACCATAGGTGATAAAGGATCGGTTACTTTCTTATTGTCAGTTCCTTCTCCATTTGGCACACCGAATATGGAATTCCATAAAGCAACAATCTTATCTTTAATACCTTCAAGCCAATCGATTATCGGTTCAAACGCCTTAAGTCTTTCCTTAAACTCATCTAAGAAATTCCCGCTTTCACTCTGCTGGCCAGGAGCAAAGAATTTGGAAATCATACCCCAGCCTTTCTTTCCAAAGTTCAAAAGCGCTTCAAGAAAATTAGAAAGAGAAATTTCAGGATGATTCTCGAAGAAAGAATCTATAGCGGATTTGAATTCTCCAAATTTTGAAGCTATTAGGCCAATAAGCGGCGCAAAGAAATCTCTTACTCCTGCTCCAAAATTCTTAATTGAGTTCCAGAAATTTTCTAGTGTTAATTCTGGATGAGCCGCCTTAAACTCTGTAAACACGTTCTTAAGCTTTTCCCACTGGGCCGCAATCCACGCAAACACACTATCTCTGCCATTTTGAAATTGTTCAGTAGAAAATAAAGCAAAGAAAGCTTTAATCTTCTCAGAAACAAATCCAACGACAGTCGCTATAATGCTGCCAGCCTTCTGGAACGATTCTATTACGAATTTCAATACAGGATTCTGCTTTAAGTAATCCCCAAGGAATGTGAAGAAATTGCCAAACGTATTCCTGGATCCGGTTCTTTCTAAAAACTCATCATAAGCGTCCAGAAACGATCCTATAGCTCCGGAAATACCTTTTATAACATCGTATAAAGGCATAAACGCAATGGTTACCCGTTTTACAAATTTGCCATATACATTATTATCCTCAAGGTCATTTGCGAGGTTTTCGAACATTGTGCCCACATAAGATCCAAATCGCACAAGAACGTTGACCAAAGGCTCAAACATTCTGAGCACATTTCCAGCAATCTCTCCAATAGACCCTACAAACCTCGTTACGATCTTTATAGCAGAAGCAAAACCTTTTACGATGTTTTGTAAACGCATCATCGCGATAGTGGTCCTGCTTACAGCTTCCTCTTCTTTTTCTAAAGCTTCAGCATTTTCTTCCGCTGCGTCACTCGCTTTATACTCTTCAATAGAAGCCTCTCTAGCAGCCACTCCAGCAGCGCCATAAGTTCTTATCATTTCTTGCGCATTGCTAAGAGCTATATAAGTGGTCCTATCCCAAACACCGGTTTCCGCAAGGCCAAGTGCTTTCTGAAGCTTCTTAACTGCCTCTTCTGTTTCCGGGCCATATATACCATCTGCAATAAAATCGGCAGCTAAATATCCGGCTTTCTTCAACTGTTCCTGAAGAACCTTTACGTCGTCGCCGCTCATTCCGCTCTTTAGCGCTTTGCTTACCTTTTCGAGATTGATTAGCGTATACTTTGCGTACTTCGCAGCGGATTTTGTAGCTTCGTCCCAAACTCCGGTTTGCTTTACGCCAAGCTCTTTCTGAAGTTTCTTTAACGCAGCTTCAGTCTTGGGACCCATTATACCGTCGACAGCGAGCTTCTCAGAATCGCTTAAATACTTGTTAAGCTCTTTCTGAAGCTTCTTAACGCTTTCTCCCTTGTCTCCGAGTTTTATTCCCTGCTTGGCTCTGCTCTGAAGCTTTCTAAGAGCCTCTTCGTTTTGAAGCGCGGCCTTCGTCATTTCGTCCAGAATACCGGTCTGTTCTATACCAAGCGCTTTTTGCAGCTCTTTCAAAGCAGCCTGAGTCTCCGGACCAAATATCCCGTCAGCGCCGTACTTGTCAAGACTGAATCCAAGAGCCATAAGCTGCTTCTGAAGTTTCTTAACATCGTTCCCTCGAGCTCCACGCTTGAGGCCAGTAGTTATACTCTTAAATCCTTCGGCAGCTTCTTTAGTGGCTTCGCTCAACTGTACAGTCTTTTCGACCGTTGCTGTCACAGATTCTTTAACGTCATCAACCGATTCTTTTATCTCCTCAGTACCATCAGCTACTTCGTTTTCCTCTTCTTCGATCTTTCTGGTAAGACCAAAAGTTTCAAAAAGACTCTCCGACCATTCTTTCAGCTGTTTCGTACCATTAACTAAAGCGTCGGTCATGTTGTCAACTTTAAGAATCGGAAACACGTTTACAAGAGCATCACCTACGCCAAGAACAATATTCATAAATGTCTGCCACAAATTAGAAGCGGCTTCAATCATATCATTATAGCCGCCTTGAATGTGCCAGGCTTCTAAAACTTTATTACGCCAACTTGTAAAAATATCAGTATACTCAACTAAAGCTTCGGCAACATTAGTCCACATTACGCGAGCTTCGTCGAGATTACCGAATATATACTTGTAGGATTGCATCCATCCGGAACTTACAGCATCCTTAACAGCATCAAGAGCGTCGCTCCATGTCAACGCTTCCCTCGCCGCCTGATATGCAGCAGCACCAAAATCTTTTGAAGTATCAGAATATTTCTCCAATGTCGCAATGAGCACGTCAGAAGTAAGCCAGCCGTCGCTCAACGTAGAATTGAAATTCTTATAACTAATCGTAGACTCTTTAGTAGCTGCAGCAACCTTTTCCTGAGCAGCGGCCACTTTTGCAGCTCTGTCTTTCGTAGCAGTTTGTGCTTTAGCAAGTTGCTGCTGTGCTTTCTTTAACTTTTCTTCATTCGTAGTGACAACGGCACCAACACCATCACCCTTATCCTGAAGAACACCCATCTCGATCGCAGTCTGAATGACGGTCTCTTTAAACTCTTTAGTTGCCATATTGGCATTCTCGATAGATTTCCAGTCGATAAGTTTTAAAGAGCCAGTCGATAATGACTGCGCAATATTATACATAGCTCGATTCGCTTCAGCTTTTCCTGCACCAGATTTTGCAGCCCAGTTGGCAATACCTTCCATAGCCTTTTCAGATCGTTCAAGGTCTATACCTACGGAAGTAAATTTACCGATAGAGGCAACCATCTCAGAAAAGTCATAAGAAGTTTCATCAGTATAATGCATTAACTTCTTTAATACTTCTTCAACTTCCTCAACTGTTTTTCCAGTGGCATTCGTTATCGTCTGTACGGCTTTCGTCTGAGTTTCATACTTTGATTGGCCAGCGCTCATCTCGCTTATACCGAGAAAAGCATCAGCAACTTTCTTACCGGCATCAATTGCGGCATTTGAAATTCTCTGCATTACGGTGACCGCAAGAACACCAAGCGGAGAGAACTTTGCGGCGATAGCGTCTATACTGTTTTCAAGACCAGAAAAATCAACGCCATTAAACGCTTCTTCAATATTCTTAAGGCTGTTCTCAACTTCATCAAAATTCAAAGCTTTCTTTAAGTCATCCAACGTCTTAAGACTTGTCGAAACTCCTTGCTCAAATTGTTTGTTGTCGAACGTCATTTGAACAACTCTCTCGTCTATACTGTTAGGCATTCTTCGTCACCTCCGTCCATATGTTTTTGCCGATAAGATCGAATATCGGAGTAAGAGCCGGATTAATATAGTCAATACCTTCCACATAGTATCCGGAAGACGTTCCATGACCGTATTGAATTATCACAGCTATGTTTACATGATCTACAACATTCGAGTTATTCCATCTCAAAACCAAACCGTTTCTGGTCTTCTCAATAGAATACGTCCAACTCGCTGCCGTCTTTCCGGTATCCTTTGGGGTATACTTCATCAGTTCACTTACCCCAACTTCTCCGAAATACTCAAGACCCTTCAAATAATCCCCTTTGCCAATTCTCTCGAAAAATTTCTCAGTCTTCTTGAAATCTCCCTTTTGCTTGAACTTTATCATTCGGGGATCATCCTCTCGTTCCGTGTGCCTTTCGTCTGGATTCATTCAAAGCTTTATTACTTGACAGAATATCCCGTTTGCTCATTTTCTTACTCGGGGTATTCTTAATCTCACAAATTCTTATCAGAGTAAGAAGTCTGTTCAAATGCCATTTCTGACATTCAAACGGTATCTCATAGGCGATCATCCAATAATAAATAAGCTCGGATGTCACAACCTGCGGTTTTCCACCCTTACCCTTTCCTGTTTGCTGACGGTTATTAAACCATGTAGCCGTCATAGTGTCATTTATGTATTGTCCTACTTTAGTAAAAATCTCCTGTGTAAGACCTCTATACGCGTCAGGATTCACGTTTGTATTCACAGTCATGCATCGAACATAGTCGATAGATTCTTCAAGAGTCCTGTCTTTCGTTTCTAAAAATGGCTTTTTCCATTTGGACTCCCATTTTGAAATAGATATGAGAGAGTGCTCCAGATAAAGAGTTTGTTCTTTGCAATAAATAAACTCCTGCTTGGAATCGTCGAAATACTCTCTCTCAGGTACAACGATCTGGAGCATTCTCAATCACCGTCCGTTATTTATGTATTCGGAAGCGCGGCTATCGTACCGGCATTTTCAGGCGCAGCAGGCAGAACCGCATTCATAAATTCAGCAGCCTTATCGGCATTGGTAGCAAGTTCCATAAACAGTTCGGAGTAAGCCTCGGTAGACGCAAAGCCAGCAGAAATCTCAGGGCTCTTGTAGAAATGCTTTCCATCCGGAGACTTCTCGCCATAGCTCTTCAGGATAATCTCTTTAAAAATCTTAACGATCTTGGCCTGGTCCTTCTCGGAAATGATCTTTTCGATCATCTGCTGCATACCGCCATTCGTGGAAAGTTCCATTTCCATGCACTCGGCCTTGCTCAGATTAAACCAGAAATTTTCAGTGCGCTCATTTCCATCGTAATCAGTAAAGGTAATAGACTTTTTCAGCATTTTTCTCTTCTCCTTTTAATAGTGGAGGGCCAGCCGAACTGAATACCCTCCATTTGTCCCTTTTGTTTTACTTTTTTATTCGGTAGTCGTGGTGGCAGCACCGATCAGACCAAGCAGAGTGTCGGGATCGGGCAGAGTCGGCTCAGTACCAGAGGAACCATACAACTTATCTTCCAGAGCTTTCTTATTAGCATCAGTCAGTTTCCAAACATCGATCGTGATCTCACTGGTAGCCTTATAGCCGGTCACGTTGACAGGAGTCGTGGTGACTTCCCAGCTGAAGGTGATTGCATCGGGAGAGTCGTTGATCGTCTCGTAAGAACGCTCCGAAGGAGAAGCGGTGCAGTTATAGACCACATGGATCTTATACTTGTTGGCCTCAGTATCGCTGTCGCTGCCAACCTTGGTACGATAGCAGAAGCCAAACGCCTTGCGACTCTGCTGACCAATGTAAACACCGTCGGCGGGGCTCGCAGAACCGTCACACTCACCGAACTCGTCGGGATAGGTATACGCCTCGATGGTCATGCCGAAGGTCTCAGCAGAACGCAGAGTAGCGTACTTGATGTTGTCAGCCCACAGATCAGTAGGCTCAGCACCGTCAGGGCTCGCAGTAACGCCGGTCAGACCATTCCAGGCCACACCGGTGTCATACTTGCTCTGGGTAGAATTCCAAGGATACAATACGCCATGGTCTACGCCAGTCTCAAACAAACGTTCGCCGGTGGCGTCCCAAACAATAGCACTCATTAATTTGTCCCCCTTATAAAAACTTGGTTCAGGCCTTACCAATAAAGCCTGAACGGATGATGGTATAAATTGTCTGCCATGTAAGGCCTGTCAGCCGAACACAGCGGTAACCTTATGATCTGGTTTCTGAGGTCGTCGTCAGGATCTCTTGTGATGTATTTTATTGAATACTGGTCATATATCGCATATGGAGCGTTATCCGCGAACGTAACATCAGGTTTCTCCAGATCATAGATGATGCATGGATACTTGATTTTGTATCCTGTTGGAGGCTGAAAATATACGTTATCGCAGAAGGTATGAAGAACTTCGCTCAATTTACTCCGCGGTTTCGCCATTATACACGCCTCCAAGAGTTAATATCAGACGGGGTGTCTGAACGTCTACTGTTGAAACTTTCCAGGCAACTCCCATCCATTTGACATAGCGCATGGCGAAAATATGACTAAGAGCATATGGATCTGCCACAATACTGATTTGATTCGAAATGGTCACGTTGTCATTAAGCTCGTCGCTCGCGGTAAGATTCCTGTAGTTCTTCAGCAGATCCCCTTTATAAAAGCGTTCTACAGGAACTTCCCTACACACGTCCGGGTTAGCTTCTGGCTTAAAATCTTCAACATAACCAATTGCTCCGTAAAATTTCGCCATGAGCTATCTCACTCCCATTTTGAATTATTCAGTAATAACGGGATTGTTGTTGCCAGAGGCCTTGAACAGCGCGATGGCAGAGTAGGGCTTGATCAGAGCGCCGGAGCAACGGGTCTCGATCAGATACTTGAACTGGTTGTAGTCAATATCGAAGTCATCGAACATATTGACCTCGCCGCCCTTATCGGTGCCGACGTTGTAGTCGATCGGGTTGACAATAATGCCAATCAGCTCACGGCCATTGGCATCGGTGTAGTTCTCCAGCAGCTCGCAAGGAACAACGTCACGAACACGCATGGCAGCCGCAACAGAAGCCTTGGTCTCATACAGACGACGACCGATAGAATCCTCAGCAAGCAGCATCTCAGTCAGCCAGCTCTCGGTAGTGAAGAACAGCGGGCTGCCAGTACCCTTATAGTTCTTGCGGGCACGAACCGCGGCCTTGATCAGGTTCTTGGCGATCTCCTCGTCGGTGCCGCCACCAAGCGGAACAGTTTCCTTGATGGTGAAGAAGTTCTCATCACTGACGATAGGACGGATCTTATCCTCGAAGATCTTGTCATCGGAGCTTGCAAGACGACCGTCGCCGATCAGGATAGCACGAGCCAGTTCCTCGTTCAACATCATGCGCATCTCGGTCTTAACCCAGGCAACAACCTGAGGCTTAGCCAGATCGATCAGATCATCACGATCAAAGCGCTGCTTCTTGTAAATGGTGGTGGGCGTGGTCTCACGCTTCATCAGGCTGAAGAACTCTTCCTTCTTCATCTTGCCCTTCAGATAGCCCTTCGCACGAGCCTCATCCTCAGTGATGTTAGCGAAGGTGGTCTTAACGCGGGCAAAGGGAGTCTTCTTAACGCCGTTCAAAACAACGTCGACCCAGGTGGTGTCGCGCTTAATGAACTCGGGCAGATCGTTGAGCTCCCTGGCTTCCGGGAACAGATACTCCAGACCATTAATGCCGTATCCGGGATTTACCTTGTAAGCGGCGTTGGTCACATCGGGCACGGTCAGGCCGGTGGTGTCGATGGCATGAGCCAGAGCGCCGCCCTCCTGCATGTGATGCTCATAGGACTTACGCAGCGAACCATAGCGCTGGCCGTCCTTAATAACGGTTTCGATAGCGTCAGTCATAGCGGCATGAGCCAGATACTCTTCATTTCCGCCATTGTTCTCAAACAGATTATGGGACACTTCTTTTTCCTCCTCATCAGATTTCTCATTCTCGAGAGCCTGACCGATCATGAAATAAACAACATTCTTCTGCTCTTCATTCATGGAATCAAATACATCCTTAACGGTCTTCTCGCTCTCCTTCTTAGTCTCCTCAGCCACGGGTGCTTCCTCCTTTTTCTCTTTTTCAGCATGCTCGATAACTTCTTCATTTGCAGAATCAGTATCTTCGGTGTGCTCAACGGCTTCTTCTTTTGCAGAATCAGCCTCTTCAGCATGCTCAATGACGATGTTCTCGCCATTGAACAGCAGCGCCTCGAAATCTTCGCAATCCTCGTCGATGCTGTGCTCAAAGGAAAGCTCCTCAATTCGGGCTCCAGGATTAGCGCCGGCAAGACACAGGCTGACCTCTCGAATCATCCCATGAATTACGTCGCCACCCTTTTGAACCAGCTGGTTTGCATAAATAGAAAGAGCTCTCACGTCGCCATGACGCACAAGCTCTTTTGCATTCCTGCCGGATTCGGTATCGTTAAATGAACCGTAAGTGTATACGCCGTCTTCTCGATTTTCAAGGATCGCATGGCCTAGAACCCTTGCGGGATCGTCATGCTTATGGGCCCAGACCAGCGGTACATTCATACCGTCACAGTCAATAAAAGCATCCTTGCGAATCGTTCGACCATCGGCGCATTTCAGATCGTTTTTAGTGGCGTAACCGCCAAAGTCGAACTTGGGCATTTTTGTTTACCTCCAATATCAGCCTGTATTCGGAGCATTAATCATTCGGTTAAAGTCGGTCATTTTCATCTCCGCTATATTGTCCGAAGATTCGCCTTGAGACTCATCCGAACTGTCATTTTGATTGAATGCAGGCATAGCCTCGCCTTCGTTGTCTTGATTGAGTCGCCTATTCCTAAGTTCATCCGCACGTTCATCGGTCGAAGGCTTAAATCCGATAACGGAGCGTACTTCATTAGGCGTCAGCACTTCGTTACCAACAAACTTCTCAGCAATGTCGGCAATCTTGCTGGCGGGAACAAGCTTAAACGGCTCGGACGAGAATATGATGGAATGCCCTTGCGTCCTGGCCGTCTTTGTCAGGAATTTGCGCTTCATCTCGTCGACAATCGCAGAAAGGATCGGCTCGACGGTACGAGTGCTGTAATTGATCATCGCTTCTTCGCTGGCGGTACCGTTTAGAATTTCTGGCGTAACACCGAGCTGTGAATAAAGCGTGTTCATCAGATACTCAATCTGGTTCATCAGATTGTTTTCTACGGGTCTGTTGAGCTGCGTGATTCTCTCAGTTCCATCGGTGTACGCGATGCCGTACTTAGAACCGGCGAGCTGCATTTCAATATCCTTTCGACGTTCCTCCGCTTGCTTTTTGCGTGTGGGAGATTTAACAACATAGGGAAGCTGAATGATGAGATCAAGCTTTCCTGCGCCGCTCTGCTCGTCTATGGCATCCAAAATGTTCAGCTTTCGAATCAAACGCTGAAGAATCGAGTTTGGCTCGTTCATAACCATATAGAACGGATTTTGAACGATTGCCACAAAACGCTTTGCTACCTCAATCTCTTCTTTAAGGCCGCTATTCTCGTTGTAAACCGACACCACGACAGTCTTCGGTCTCCATTGAACAATCCTGCCAACTCGCATGCTATTTATGTCATACGCCGTGGATTTCGTTGGATCGAGTGTCGTGTCTATCGGTACAATTGCCATGCAGCCTTCATCAAACATAGAAAGAACCGCGTCCTGTATAAAGGCGCGGCTTGTCTGATCAAGATTCGGTTCAAGCGTCAGACAGTTGTTAAGACCATCATCTACTCGTTCCTTATACCTGCCGTTTTCGTCCAGCTTAACATGCTCGATCTTGTTACTGGCAACATCCATCGCTATTCGATTGTATATCGCCGTAATCATAGATCGATCGTTGCTGACTCGTAAACGTATCTGATCTGGTCTATAATAGGTAGCGGGACCGTTATCCATCATGCCGGGGCGGTCCCTTCCCCGAAACGCATTCCAGCTATGCTGTAAGCGTTGAAAAAATGTTGGCATAATTTATCACCTTATCCAAATTTATGCTTTTGACCAACCATAGGAGCCCAAGCAACGCCGTAGGGAACAATCATAGATCCAATAGTTTTAGCCAAAGCTTTTCCTCTGCTATTATCCTGAGATCTAAACTCTCTATAAGCATAACCACCAATAGGAGACAAAAGCATATTCTGAGCAACGAGTTTTCCAGTGCTTGTGTTTGATAAATATTTTTCCCTAGCTATATTAGCGCGTTCAACTTGTTTTCCATAAGCTTCCATCTTCTTTGATGCTTCTATACGACCCGTATTTTTTAAATCTTTCGAACTGCTTTTTGCCAATTCTTCGGATCTTTCGCTTGTTCTTTTCAACCCAAGCGCCCAATCACCAGTATGCAATCTTCTAAACAAACTTTGATTTTGAGTTCCGTATTCTCCTAGTTTTCCATAACGTTTCTTTCCGGCAGCAGTCAAAGTCCCATCAGGATTCTGATAACGCCTGATACCCCATTTTTGGCCAAGTATCCCGTGATGATAAAGTTCGTCACTTATTGGATACCCAGCAATGTAATAAGTGTTCATAGGTTTATTACCCCCCCCCCGTCAATGACGAGGAAAATTGTAGTTTACGGCCACTCACCAAGGGGCTTTTCCAATGATTCATTCTTGGCAGCCGTGCAGAAGTTCATGTCGAAGGAATCATTCTCAAATACTTCCCTTGCAATATCTTCCGCAAGACCGGTCCAATTACCGTTGTAATCGGACAGATCGTCATCGAAGAACTGCACGACTTCTGGCTGGAAACGAACGTAGCCATGAGAAGTCCCAGCACTATCGACAAGGTTCTTGATATCCTTGACGATCGGATTACCCTTGAAAATCGTCTCATAGAGCTCAATTGCGGGATTTATACCAGAGTTCTCTTCATCATAAAGGACAATAGCCATGATAACATTCCCAAACACCTTATAAGAAGGAATAACCCGATCGAGAGCCACAAACTTGTCGTGATTCTTTACTTCAATATGCAAAGCGTATTCGTATTCCTCGCCATCGGCTTCTTCGAGATCGGACACTTCGATTTCAGGATCCTGCTCGAATAAAGCCTTTACTTTCTTAGCATAAGTATGCCAAGGCGCTTCAAGTCTTAATTTCATCATTTTGATTTTTCACCGTCCTATTTAGTTTTAATATTCAAAAACTTAGCTACAAAGTCTTCACCGACATTTACGGAATCTTTTACTTTGTCAACCGATGTACGAAGAGATGAATCTGAAGTGGTAACGGATATGTCTTTTCCGCTGATCTTACTCAACAGATCTTCTATTCCAGAAACATCTCCAGACTTTATCATGCTCATTAGACTTCCTATACTCATCCCGCTAACGGCTCTAAACTGAGCAAGCGCCTTGGTTTCCATATCGGAATCGCCATCGGAGCTTTTGTTTTTTTCGCCTCCGCCACTTTTTCTACTGCTTTTCTTTTTGCCGGAACTATTCTTTCCAGAAGTATTCGAAGCAGTAGTATCAGATACGGTTGTATCACTTGCGGTGTCGGTCGTATTTTCTGCGGCTTGAGAACCTGCGGAGGATGCCACAGAAGTAGTCGCACTTGACGTACTGGAAGAACTTCCTCCCATTTTCTTTGAAAGCGAATCGATCAACGCGTCCTGCGTCTTTTTATCGTAAACGCCGTCCTGTGGGAGATTATGGTCCTTCTTAAATTTATTCAGAGCAACCTGAGTTTCTGTTCCAAATTTCCCATCTGCGCCATAAGCGTTCAAGCTGTATCCAAGTTGAGCAAGACCTTTCTGCATGCTCTTTACCTCGTCTCCGCTTGCTCCTTTTTTCAGACCGTCACCTATTCCATAGTGTCTGCGTCCTAGAGCAGTATACGATCCGTCGGTATTTTGATAACGACGAACCCCATGCTTTTGACCGGCAACACCATAGTGCCAAAGTTCATCGCTTACCGGAAAGCCGGCAATATAGTATACATTCATCCTATTTATTCACCTTCTTTCCGATAAGGTTACTCAAAGTCATCCTTATGAAGCTTATAAGCTATATAAGCATCCATCATAGCAGCCACGGAGTCGATTTTATCCTCGTGCCGCTTCTTGAGTAGTTTTCTATTTCCATTCGTATCCTCGATAGTAATACAGTTACCCATACAATAACTCATGAGCTCCTGATCAAATAGGAGAAGCCGTTCGCTTGCAAGTTTCTTGATCTCTCCCAAAGGAACAGACTCTGTTTTTGCACCCTGTATTACTTTCTCAATTCCGTATGGTCCGTTTTCGGTTTCCCATCGTTCCACAAATTCCCTTGCGTTGTATGGGTCAAATCCAAAAGCTCGAATGTCGTATCCACTTTCCTCGATAAACTGGTCCAGGTCGTCATAAACCTCAGTCATATCGAGGACTGTTCCGTCGAGAACCACCAAACTTCCTTCTTCGATAAAATCCTCATACTTCTGATGAATAGCTGATGGAAGTCTGTCGAAAGTAAGAGAAGTTATGTAGCAACGGGTTTTAACGCCAAAAGACTGGTCTCGCATAGGAAACACAAACGTGAAAGCACAGAAGTCATCACCCATTGAAAGGTCGGCGCCCATAGCACATGGAAGATTCCAGAAGTCATTTCGCCTGTTTGTGGGCTGGGTTTCCTCGTAAGTGAAGAAGTAAGTATAGCCCTCCATCGGAATACCAAACCGCTTAGCCAAAATATCGTTTCGCTGAGACGGAGCGTGCTCCATGCGTTCGACGTCAAGTTGATACGTCTCATAGCTAACAGTCTTGCCAAGATTCGGATTCGCTTTAACCCATTTCTCAGGATCCCCAACTTCCGAGATATCGTCAAGCTTGTAATACCATATCGATACGTGAGGATTCTTATACTTACCTTTAAGTATGTCCATAAGTTCCATTTTGATTGTATCGCCGGCCGCATTTCGAACCGTGCCCTCAGAACTCATGGCCACAATCACGTAATCTTCGATTCCACCCTTAGCAGCGCCCTGCTCCAATGCGCCAACAACGTCCTCTCGAATGTCGCCGGAAAGCCATTCGTCAACGGTACAAACTTTACATCTGAGTCCCTGAAGCTTGTCCTTACTCATAGGCCTGACCTCAAGAAGAGAACCTGTAAGGAAATTCTGTATACCCTTCTTAGTCGATGCAAGCTTTACTCTATCGGCTTTAGAGCCTGTTGTATTATTGATGGAGCCTTCTGTAAGGAACTGAAAGTAAGGGCCTCTTGCTCTTGTAATAGCAGTTCTTATAGGCGATATGATCTCTTCAGCCTGAAGCATTGTCGGAGCTGTTGTTACTTGATGGGTGGTCGAACTGTCTATGTTCAGAAAGAAATTCTGTATACACGAACCATACATCGACTTCGCAGCACCACGAGCAACGATAAGGTATTGTTTGTTAGTAAGACGCTTCTTGATCATTCGTCTTACGTAACGACCTTGTCGTCCATTCTTGCCTGGTTTAAAGACGCTTCTTTCAACAAAGTAATACCATCCAAAGATCTGTTCAGCCCATAACTTAAAGGAATCTAATAAATGTAATTCGGTGCCGTCAGTGAGTGTCAGTTCCTTCTCGCAGAACTTTACAAACCCTTCGACGGCCTTATCATCGTAATAATAATCCGGATTAGCGATCAATTCGTCAATCCGGTTCATTTCCATTTCTATCTCTTGGCAGACTGGTATGTCGCCTCTGTCAACGGCGTCCCGAAATCTGCCATAGTAAATCGGCACAGCCGTATTTGAGAGTGACATAAGTTATTTACCTTTGCCCTTTCCTTTCTTACCTTGTCCGCCGCCTTTGTTTTCAATCTTTCTAAGCTCTTCCAAATAACTAGAAGCATTTTTAACAGAAGTGTAATCGGGGAGAGAACCTTCTCCGTTCTTATACTGTTCGTTAAACGCTTTTTCAAAATCTCGTTTCACTTTATAACTAATAGAACTTGTATCGGGCTTCTCATCGAATATTTTATTAGCAGCCTCATTAAATGCCCTATTAGCTATTGTTTTAGCTCCAGACTCGAGTATATCTCCAACCACTCTTCTACCTCTACTCACAGCTGGTTTTTTACTTTTTACAAGATCAGAGTATCGTCTTTCCATATCCAATCTTCTAATTGCGCTCTGTAGTTCTTCATCCGTCATCTTCTCAGGATGTTTCTTTTTATTATTCTCTTTCACTTTTTCGCTAAGCGATTTAATTCCTCGTCCAACCGCTTTTCCAGCTTGCCCTACTCCATAATGTATTCTTCCGAGGGGAGTTAAACTTCCATCCTCGTATTGATAGAGCCTTCTGCCCCACTGCTGACCTTTTGTGCCGTGGTGATAAAGCTCGTCCGAGTAAGGCCACCCGGAGTAGTAACTATTCATTTTTGGTTTCACCTCACTCGATAGTTTTAAACAATAAAAAAGCTCCTCGATGTGAGGAGCAAATAATATACTTCATATTTGAGATATCTTAATACATATACGTTTTACTAAATGCGGGTCTGAATCATCATCAAATGATGTAATTGTTACCCTGTGTCTGCTTAACGGATTTACATTCATGGCATGAAACCAGTCATCAGACCTATAAAAATCTCTTCTAAATCCGCACTCCATAACGGCATCCACATACTTTTCGAAATCGTCATCGGATATGCCATATACGTCTTCTCTAAAACTATTTGATCCATTATGTCGCCACTCACCAGGTTTTGAAACAAGACCAATAACATCGTATGGATTTGGTATAAGCCTTCCAAGACCATCTTTGTACCATCTCTCGTATGGGCTATTGTAATAATCATACTTCGATAATAGAAAAACGCAAACGAGCAATAATACTATAACCAGAATTTTCTTCATACTGCCAAGACCTCTTTTTTTTTACAATCTTAGCACGCGTACATCATCTTTGTCAACCCTCTAATTTCTCCGGATCAACGGCTACATTAAGCCGCCACTCATATTCCTTGCATGCTTCCTGATAGGCACTCAGTACAGAAGAGTTCACCGGAGGATCAAAAGCCATTTTGACTTTCATGTATATGTAAGTCTTAACCATTTGCAGAGTCTTGTCGTCTCCGATGAAGTCAGCCCAGGTTTCATCAGATCCTGTAACAAGGAATCCTGTCGCAGGTCCGACTCCAAGCTGCGTAAGTACGGAGATCGCGGTGTTAATATGAATCAGTATGTCCTGGTCGAATACGTCGTAGGAGGCATCCGGTCCAAGAAGCGCTTTTATCGAATCGAAAATACTTTCTTCCATAGTTGGGGGCCTCCTTGAAATTAAGATTAAATATTTAATCTTAAACGTATTTTTTAGCTATATGCCCGGCATTATAATAAAGAATATTTGTCAAGGTGTCACTCACTTTACTACGATATCCATTTGGAAACGCATAAGAAGTTACAGTATATTGAGTATCTCCATATTCTCCAAGAAGTTCGTTTGCATATTGTTTCGCAAGTTTATACTGTTCCCTATTTAGTTGTTCCATCTTATTGTTTATTTCCTTCAACTTACTGGCTCTTTTATCATCAGATTGTTCAAATAAACCAAACGCAGAACGATCATATTCATGATTTAAATCGCCATCTTGAGCAAACCCAAATAGCTTTTCTCTTGAATGTTCTTTTGCAATATCCGGATAAGCCTTTATAAATAGATCTACTTCTTTATTCAAATATTCGTTATACAACTCTTTATTGTTAAAGAAGTTATCTACCTCTTTAGTCTTCTCTTTACTAAGCGCTTCTCGTTCTGTATTATTTCGTTTGATTCGAACCGCGGCATCAATAACTGCAGGATTATTCCATGAATTTTTTGCAGATTTTATCCGATCTGCTAGCTTTTTCTGTTCTTCTTTTGAACCGTATCGCTCTTTTCCAGCAGCAGTTAAAGTGCCATCTGGATTCTGATAGCGCCTAACTCCCCATTTTTGTCCAAGTATCCCGTGATGATAAAGTTCGTCGCTTATTGGATACCCAGCAATATAATAAGTGTTCATAGGTTTATTACTCCCCCCCCCGTAGATCATTTCCACGGGCAAGTGTCATTTGGTCTTCGAACATTTGGCATGTTTCTTGGAAGAAGGGTTTTGTCTCCAAAGTGAATAGCCTTATGTGTCATAGGCGAAGTACAGATAAGATTATCAGGATCGAGGAGCAAATCGCTTCCTTGCTCTATGTCCTCTATAGTAATCGGGTTGATGTGATGAATCTCTATAGGACCAAAAATATCTCGTCCTTCGACTCCAAGATCACAACCGTTATCGCGTCTGATTACTTCATTCCTAACTCGCTTCCATTCAGGAGATCTGTAGAACGTCTGATTAATGCAGCGTTCAAATCCAAACGTCTTCTCTCCGATTTTTGCCGACAGTCGAAGATACTCGTACCGCTCCTCGAAATCTTTAATCTTGGAAAGAGCGGTATAGCTTCTAATATTCCTCGAATTCATCTTCATCAAATTCTGGATGACCGCTGTACTCAGCGAACGCGCGTATAGCAGCTGCGTATCTCTCGCCGTTGTCTCTTGCGGCTTCCAGAGCCTCCGTTTTTGCTCGGAGCATTTCGTTCTCGCGCTGGAGTTTTTCCTTAGCCAGGCGCTCTTTTGTCGTTCCGAGCTTAATTAGTTCCGTAACCAACTGATTACTGGCCGTTCCGTCCTTCAGTCTTTGAATTGCCAGGTCTACAGCCAACGATATCAGTTGATCCTCTTGTCCCTCAACGGTCATAGCGGGAATAATTGATGACCGCTCATACCCGCCGACCTCTTTTGCAGGCCTTTTAGGTCTGGCCATCAAATATCACCTTACTTTCAACACGGGTTGAATGCGTTCTAAACAAGTATTCATTTGTTTTCACGTAGTCTCATTTAGTTGTTAACTACTTCTTATGTACTTTTCGATGCTTTGTAGACGAGCGACCAGTAACCAGTGTCCGTCCAAATCTATGTTGAAGGAGGTTAGAGAAGGGAGGTGAAGACACAAACGCGAACAAACACCAAAAAATCACCGATCGCCCTTCTACAAAGCATCAACAAATCACCTTAGCTTTACGAAAATATACGGTATAGAGCCCGCCCAGCCTAAAAACGGTCCACCAAAATATCCCTCCGGAGAACTTCCGAAG